GTGTTTATAGTTTTATGAATTATACTGCAAACTATTCATTAATACCAGTTTTATATAACTCAACAATGGTATTAGATATTGCAACATGTTCATATTGGGAAGATTACCATCCATTATCATATTTTGGAAAATATATTAATAATACATCTGCAAATACTTCATATTATGATTTAGACATGTTGCAATTTAATGCAGATGTTCCAAATAAAATAAAAAACTATAGTTTTATATATCAAGATTTAAAAGATTTATATGTAAAGTATGAAGATTTGCAAACTGGAAATCTACAATCAACAGCAAATTATTCTAACTATCAACAATTAAAAACAACTGAGGAAACTACTTTTGTCAATAATGAACTTGATACTGGAATAAAAATGTATTTAAGTTTCCAGGGTATACAAGATGTTGGAAAAATTTTATATAAAGATTTAGTAGAACAATCATTAGGATCTGCAAAAGTAATTACATTTAATGAAAATACATATCAAAATAAAAAATATGAACTACAAGATAGAACAATAATAATACCTCCAAAATTTCCAAAATTTAAAGACTACTATGTTGGACTACATATGGAATATAAAGTTAGAGGAATAAATACTAAAAAAATTGCAATAAGGAGAATGGAACTTGCCTCCCTAGCGTTTGATGAAACATCAAACTATAGTATAGGAACAAGATATGGTGATAAAATATATCCTTTTGTTAGAGATAATAATACGTTTATATATAAGCAAGACAATCCATTTACTATATATAAGCAAACATCACCATACCTATATTTAACAGAGGATTCTGGAATTTATATAAATGATTATTTATTGTCACCATCTTTATCTGCATCTGCTGTAAGAGGTGCATATATAGAAATAAATTCAAATAAGGAAGACGATTTTGAATTGGCTGGAGTACAATTATGGTGTAGATATCCAGAAGATCAAATGCCAACAAATAATTTTAAAATTGCATCAATAGTATCTACTTCAAGGACTATTGATATTTGGGCATATCCAGAGTTAAATAGGAAAAGAGCAAAAATAGTTGCAATAGAAAATAATTCAGAATTGTATGATCTCATTTTCTATTCAGATGGTAATGCAGTACAGTATCCATATATTAATACAGAAACTTGGTCGTCTATTGCAATATCACTTAAAAGTATATTTGATTTATCTGGTATAACTGGAAGATTAGAACTCTACAATGGTCTAACATACAACAATATAAGTACATATAAATATCTATCAAAGGTAGTTGGAATATCCGTACAACAAGAATTGTCATGGCTTAATATAACTACAGTTATTAACCCACTTTCAACATGGAATAATATAAAAACTAAATATTCTTCATGGTCAGCATTTCCATCAGAATTAGTTAAAACTGGTGCATATGCAATAGATGCAGATAAAGTATATAACTCTTCCGTTGGACTTGCAAACACAGTTAATGAAGATTCATCAAATATTACTATTATTTCTAATGGAGTGGATACATTTACAGATGTAGATCTTCAACTTATTGAGGTAGTGCCAGTATAATCTGGTATACTTATATCATGAAAGCAAAACCTTCTACAAAAAAACCAAAAATTTCTATAGTAAAAGATCCATCCCCATTTGGAATGTATGTTTGGAGAATGAAAAATGGAAAAATATTTGGTGATCCAGATGGAAATGTAATGAATATTCCAGCAACTGAACATGATATTACTGCTTTAAATAAAATTAGAAAAGCAGCAAGAGATTTTGGTGTAGAAGAAGGTGGGAATCCAGTATATATTTCTGGAGGAAGAAGGGTTAGCGAAATGGAACATTCTGAAGAATTAGGAAGAATGAAAGAAGGACATATTCCATCAGAAACAGATTTTGGTGCATGGATTGATGCTAAAAAGGGGTTTGTAGCACATGGAGATTGAAAAAATTAGAACAAGAGTTGATCAGGATATAAAAAAAAGTTCTATCAAAACAGATTTGTTTTCACAAGAATATGAAATGATTAAGTCACATTCTGGACTTGATGCAAATTTTAAAAGGAGAACTACTCAAAGATTTAACAAGGCTTTAGAAGGAAATAATGGTGTAAAATCAAAACAAATACTTCCAGATGCGACATATACAACTGGATACGGTATCTTTGATGTTGTTATACCTCCATATAATCTTGATGAACTTGCATTTTTCTATGAAAATTCTAGCGCAAACCATGCTGCTGTAAATGCTAAGGTATCTAATATAGTAGGTCTTGGATATCATTTTGAACCAACAAACTCTACCCTAGATAAACTAGATGAAGCAACTAGTGAAGAAATGTTAATGAGAGCACAAAGAAAAATAGAAAGAACAAAGACACAGGTAGAAGAGTGGCTTGAATCAACAAATGATGAAGATACATTTTCATACACTTTAGAAAAAGCAATGATTGATGCAGAATCTACTGGTAATGGATATATAGAAATAGGTAGATCAGTAACAGGAGAAATTGGATATATTGGTCATATACCATCTACCACTATTCGTGTTAGAAGAAATCGTGATGGATATGTGCAAATTGTTGGTCAAAAAGTGGTATTTTTTAGAAATTTTGGAGATATGAAAACTACAAATCCAATAACATCTGATCAAAGGCCAAATGAACTTATTCATATTAAAGTATACTCTCCAAAAAATTCATACTATGGTGTGCCAGATACAGTTGCATCAGCAGTATCAATGGTTGGAAATGAATTGGCTGGAAAATATAATATAGATTATTTTGAAAATAAGGCGGTTCCTAGATATATTGTTGTAACAAAAGGTGCTACTCTTACAACAGATTCTGAAGATAGATTGTTTGAATTTTTGCAGGGTGGTCTAAGAGGACAAAATCATAGAACATTACTTATACCGTTACCTGGAGATACAGAAAACAACAAAGTAGAGTTTGAGATGAAACCAGTTGAGGCTGGAATTCAAGAAGGATCATTCGATAAATATCGTAAATCAAATAAAGAAGATGTTTTAATGGCTCATCAAGTACCTCTTTCAAAAGTTGGTGGAGGATCTGGAATGTCAATAGCATCTTCTCTTGCGTCTGATAGAACATTTAAGGAACAAGTTTGTCGTCCAAAACAAAGGGCATTAGAAAAATTAATAAACAAAATAGTAAAAGAAAAAACTGATACAGTTAAGTTTAAATTAAATGAACTATCATTAACAGATGAACTTGCACAATCACAGATTGATGAAAGGTATCTTAGAAATAAAGTTATTGTTCCAAACGAGGTAAGATCAAGATTAAATTTACCAACAATGGATGGTGGTAATAATGTAGTTGAACAAACTTCTCAACAAAGAGCAGAACAAAATGCTCAGGCAAATAATTCTAGACAAAGAGATCAGAACAGACAAGCAAATGCCTCTGATTCACCAAATACTCTTACTGGAAGAAATGCTGGTGGAGAAGGAAGAAGAACTGCATAAAATAACATTTTTATAAATTTTTATAAAAATGCTTGATATAATGGTGATAGTATGTATAATGTGACAAAAGCCTCATGGCTTACTGAAAACGACAACATGCGTTTTTCTATGCCAATAACAAAGGTAGACAAAGAAAGACGCATTGTTTCTGGTTTTGCTACATTAGATAATGTAGATAGACAAGGAGATATTGTTCCACTTGATGCAAGCATGAAAGCATTTGAAAATTTTCGTGGCAATATTCGTGAAATGCATCAGCCAAAGGCAGTAGGCAAAATTGTTTCATTTAAATCTGATAAATACTTTAATAAAGATGATGAAAAGTTTTATAATGGAGTATATGTCAGTGCATATATATCAAGGGGTGCCCAAGATACCTGGGAAAAGGTAATTGATGGAACTTTATCTGGTTTTTCTATAGGTGGTAGCATAAAGGATTCAGAAGATCACTATGATAATAAGGTAGATAAATCAGTTAGAGTAATTAAGGATTATGATTTGACAGAATTATCCTTGGTTGATAATCCAGCAAATCAATTTGCAAATATCCTTTCAATACAAAAGGATGTATCTACTAAAATAGAATCAGTAGAAAAGGTAGACTTAGAAAACGTTTTTTGGTGTGAAAATGATGATATTATTTCATTAAATAGTGGATCACCAACATCTTGTCCAGTATGTGAAATAGCAATGAAAAATATAGGATTTGTTGAAACCAATGATAATGAGAAGATTAGTGTGATTAAGTCACTATTAAAATCATTTAATATGTCTTCCGCAAACAATGCAA